TGTCCTTGCAGCTTTCGAACTTCAGGAGACCGGTTGAGGCAGCAGCTCCGGTCTCGTAGTCGGCTACTGTGAATAGGTCTAGCGCCAGCTGATAGGTTCTGCACCTATCGTTTGGGTTTGTGAAGTCCACATCGCCCTTCACAACACGGCCAATGTATTGCAATGCCTCGATCAGGAACAGAATGGCTGTTTTAATATCCTCGGGTTCATCACATCCGGAGATTGACAGCGGAGCAACGAAAACCATTATCAAGCGACCGCTGTCGCGCAACATGGTTCGGCGTGACATCACATCGGGCCGGCTCCGCACATCCGTAGCGAAGCGGCGAGCGCCATCGAACGCATCAGGGTACCGCGTTGGTGCAGAAGTGATCTCAATTTTAGGTCGACCCATCGCGTCCTCCCGCGGGTTGCTATCCGCAATGACTCCTACGGACCGTTTACGCTGATGATAAGGGCCTACATCGCCGCGCATCGTGTTGCCAAGGCATCCTTCACGACGCATCACTCCCGTGAACGACCAGCGATGACGCCACAGCGACCTAGAACTGGATGCTCTCTATCGTCCCTCATTGGACAAATCCCGTTGAACCGAACTTCTTGACGTCCCCTGAAGTGCCTTACGCCCCCCCCTTTGCCTCTCTTGAGGCAATTGCATGATCCAAATCATCTGCCCATCGGGCCTGACTGGACGTATCCGCGGAATGAAAGTGCGCGAGGAACGAATCCTCGCCGATCGCAAGCTCGCTAAAACGGGCGGACAAGTTGAACAGATTCTGAAGGCGTGTTGGGAGGAGACGCTCGACCCCGGGCCCTATGAGTTCGACGCACACGTCGACTGGGGTAAGGTGCTGCAAGGTGATCGCTTCTACGCCTTGATGCAGATCCGCATCCTGTCCTACGGCCCCGAGTATGCGTTCGCGGTCGGGTGCGAACACCGCAGCTGTCGCGCGCGGATCGAATGGGAACTCGATCTCAATGACCTACCGGTGCGCACGCTGAGCGACGAAAGCCGCGCCATCTTCCTCGCGGGCAATCGATTCAAGACGACGCTGCCGGACGCCCATCGCCAAGTCGCGTTCAAATTGCTCACCGGTGCCGACGAGCGTCGCATGGCGCTTGCGCGCAAGACCGCCCTCGACCAACCACTCACCACGATGCTCAACGTGCGAATCGACAGCATCGAAGGGGTCGATCCGAGGAGCAAGCGCCAATTCCTCGATGACCTCGCCATGTCGGATTTGTCATTCTTGCTCGGCGAGTTCGACCGCGTAGATTGCGGCGTCGACACGAGCATCGATGTCGAATGCCCGGAGTGCTTCGGCACGAGCCGTATCGATCTCCCTTTCGAGAAGGGGTTCTTCCTGCCCGACAGGAAGCGGAGGAATGTGGCTCCGAGCAGCTCTTCCCCGACGTCGACACCGAGCACTGGCGAGAAGAGCTCTTCCAACTCTGCTGGCACCAACACGGCGGCAGCGGTCTCGGACTGACCTGGGACGCGGCGCTTGAGCTTTCGCTCGATGAGCGCCGCTGGCTGCTCGAGCGCATCGAGCGGCAACGCGAACACGAGTCACGAGAGTTGGCAAAGGCGAGCAAACGTCGGAGGTAGAGAGTGCTCAATCAAATGGGCCTGGGATTCGTGTTCACCGCGCGCGATCTGGCCTCGAATACCATCAACAATCTCGAGCGTAACTTCATGAGCCTCGACAAGCGGGTGGGGCTCGGAACCGAGCGCCTGCAGTCGAGTTTTCAGCAACTCGGGACGGGGCTAGCCGTCTTTAGCGCGGGCGCCGTCATGGTGGGCGGAGCCTTTGCACTCGCCAACATCTCAGGCGAATTCGAGCAGGCCATCGCTGCCGTCGGCGCCGTATCGGGAGCAACAACCGAGGAGCTACAGCAACTGCGCGACGCAGCCATCGAAGCCGGTGTCGCCACGCAGTACTCGCCGACCGAAGCGACGCTCGGACTCCGTGACCTTGCCCAAGCGGGATTCAACGCGCAGGAATCCATCAAGCTCCTCATCCCGGTCCTTGACCTGGCAGGCGGCTCGCTGGGCGAGCTGTCACCGCAGCAAGCCGCTGGGCTCGCTGCGCAGGCCATGAAGGCGTTCAGCCTCTCCGCGGACGACGCGTCCATCTCCGTCGACCGAATGCTTCAAGCGGTCAATGTCTTCGCCCTGAACGCGTCCGAGCTTCCACTCGCCCTCGGCACGGCTTCCCGTGGTGCGCAGACCCTGAACCAATCGCTCTCCGAAACACTCATCTCGCTCGGCCTCGTCAAAAACGTCATCCCGAGTGTGGAGCGGTCATCGACGGCCGTTGCGGTCGCGATGGAGCGAATGGTCGATCCAAGCGTGCAGCAAAAGCTCAAGGGGCTAGGCGTGGAAGTCACCGACTCGCAACACCGTTTCCGCGCCTTCCTCGACATTGTCGGGGATTTGGCGCCGGAGCTCAATCGGATGAACGATGCGGAGCGCTCGTCATTCTTGCTGAAGACCTTCGGCACCGAGGCGCTCGGCGGCGTCAACGCCATACTCACCCAGTTGAACGGCGGGATTCGTACGACCGCTGGCGTGACCGTCAAGGGTGCCGATGCCATCAAGTACCTGCGCGACCAGTTCGAAAACGCAGGCGGCACCGCCGCCAAGTTCCGCGAACAGATGCTCGATACGTTCGAGGGGCAGAAGAAACTCCTTCGAGGATCCCTCGAGACCCTCGCCATCGTCGCGGGCGAACCTTTCACCCAAGTCCTGAAACCCGTCGTGTCCGGCGTGGTCGACATGGTCAATGCGCTACTCGCGGTTTTCCGCGGGCTACCCGCGCCCGTGAAAAGGGCTTTCGCCATGTTTACAGTCGCCGCTGGCACGGTGTTGTCGCTCGTCGGAGTGGCCATTACCGCCAAAGCGTCAATGGCTCTGCTCGCGATTGCGCTCAAGGCCGCGGGCATCACCATGGGAGGATTCCTTGCTACGATCGCTCCCGCCGTCCTCGCTGTCGGTTTGCTTGCGGCTGCCGTTGCTGGCTTTGTACTTGCCTACCGGAGCAACCTCGGAGGCATCGCCGATTTCGCCAACGCGGTTTGGCAGAAGGTCACGCTTGCGTACCGGGGGCTCGCGCAGCTCTTCCAGCAAGGGGGATTCTCGGACGCGGTACGCGACGATCTCAACCGCGCCGAGAATCGTGGGCTCAAGGACTTCCTCATCAACCTGTACCTTTGGGGCAATCGCCTCCGAGTGTTCTTCAGCGGCATCGCCGAGGGTTTTTCGAACGGACTTGTCGCCGCGCGCCCTGCCATTGACGCGTTCCTCGGAGCGTTGCGACTGCTCGGCATCGCGATGGGTTTTCTCTCGGACCGCGATGATGCCTCCGTTGCCGGCGCCAAGTTCGACGAGTTCGGGGCGACCGGCGTCCGAGTCGGCAATGCTCTAGTCAAAGTCGTCGAATTCCTCGTGCAGGTCATGACCGCCGTCGTGCGCGTGGGCGAAGGCATCGCGCGCAGCTGGCACATGGTGACGGCGAGTGCGGGACTCGTCACGAACGCCTTTGGCCAACTCGGCTCACAACTCAGCGATTCGATGACCTACCTGACGGGCACGAGCGACGCTGCGTCAGAAAATGGCAGCGCGTGGGTCAGCCTCGGAAACGTGATCTCGGTCGTCATCGGAGTCATCGTATCGACGGTGGGCGTTCTCGTTGCGGCCGTTTCCGCGGCAACGGCTCTGATTAGCGCCGCGATTCAGACCGTGATCAGTATCTTCTCGGGCCTGGCCGACGTGGTAACCGCCGTCGTCTTCATCGTCGGCGGCATTATCAACGGCAGCTGGACGGATGTTTGGATCGGGATGAAGCTGGTCGTCTTTGGTGTGGTGGACGCCATCATGGGCACGCTGCTCGAACTAGCCGGTGCGATCGGCGGCACCATCGACGCGATTGCGGGCTTGTTCGGAATGGACACCAAGATGCAGTCGGGCATGCGGACCTTCAAAGACATGCTCCACGAAGGCATGGCTTCGAGTTTCGGGGTTGAGGGGCTGACCTTCACCCCAGCCCGGTCGTCGCCCACCCGACCGGCGCAGCCGACTGACGTGCCGGGCGCACTTGGATCAATGCCTGCCGTCGCCGCGGCTCGAGCCATGAGCGCCCAAGCGCCAGCGGCAACTCCGGCGCCTGCGCCTCCCCAAGCGCCCGTGGTCGTGCAGCTGCAGGTGGACGGGCAAACGCTCGCGACCGCCGTGCACCGCGCCGACCAGGACTCCGCGGGTCGCGCCTTCTCCCCCGTGCCTTCGTACTGAATTCTTTATGTCCTTTGACGCCGCAACCGTCCGTGCGCCCCGCTGCACCCTTGTCAACGTATCCACCGCCGAGTCGATAGAGTGTCTCTTCAACCCGACGCAGCTCGCCGAGAAGCTGCAGGTCAATTGGAACCGCCTCGTCGTGCCCGGACTCTCGCACCAAGTGCTTCAATTCCAAAGCACGAGCAACGCTCAGCTTCCGAACGTCGAGTTCTACTTGGACCGTTTCTTCGCAACCGCGAATGGTTCGGACGCGATCCTTCGCGAGTTCCGCGCTTTCCTCCGGTCGCTGACGGTACCGGTCGGCAGAACCGAAACGGTCGCCGCAACCGCGCCGCCACGTGTCATCGTCATTTGGCCCGAGGTGCTCACGCTCGAATGCGTCGTCGGAAGCGTCGAGTTTCAGTACCGCCAGTTCGGCGCCGACGGTCGGGTGCTTGTGTATACGGCGACAGTTGGGTTCGAAGCGATTTTGGACATGAGGGTGACGAGCGAGCCGCGCCGACGGCCCGGAAACCTATAGCCTGTCTATAGTCATATTATTGGTTGCTGCGTGGCGGTTTCAGGCTATAGATGCATTCTATGAACCCCTCGGACACGGATGAGATGGTCCTGCTACCTGTTCCTCGGCAGTATTATCGCGAGGTTGTGAGCCATCTGGCGCACCTGATGGCAGCCGAACCCTCTGCCGAACCCACAAGCGCGAGCATTTGGACCGTCGAACAGATTGGACGCCTCGCGCGACAGCCGCTCAATCCCACTATCCGGGCAATGCTTGAGCTCGTCGCGGGCGCCCCGGACACGCGGTTTTGTTTGGCGGACGTTCAATCACGTGCGGGCACGGATTACGGGCAGGCGCGTGCACATCTCGCGGCATTCACGAAGCTCCTCCGTAAGCATTTCGACCGAGAGGATTGGCCTATCCGCGTCGAGCAAGGACCGGATGGCAAGCTCTACTACCACGCCTCTCCTTACTTCGCCGAATGCTGGACTAAAACATCAAGCACAGCGCATCCATCGCACCCGAAAGGAAAACAGCCATGACCAACGAAGCGAACCAAGATCGACCGGAACACGTCGTCTACTTTCACTTGAAGCGAGATGCTTCCGAACCGAATACGCGAAAACCAGCAAAAGGATCAGGTATCGTCTACTTAACGCTCTGCGGTCGTTGGGTCTACGACTCGATCGCCTCCGACGTGGATTGTCCCGATCGCTGGGTCACTTGCCCCAAGTGCGCGGAGCTAGATCCTCATCCCGAGTTCCGCGGTAGTCCTGCGCCGACGTTTGGTTCGCGGTGACGCACGAAGCACTACAAGTGCCCCTATCGTCTCTTAGGTCCTAAGTCTCCGTATGCATTCCGCGTTCAAGGTCACCGCTTGCGAGTACGTGGACAGGCCGACTAATCTCGAGCTCGACACCAACGCGGGAGCGTGTTGACATGGCATGGAATGCTGAAGAGATCATCCGCGCAATCGAAGAGACTACGGTGGGAAGCGGTAACCTCGGCGTGGTGAAGGTTGGCCGTACGAACAACTACGTTCGGATCTATGGCCCTTCTGTGGAGACAAAGAGTGGCGCGCCCTGTCTCGTCATCGAACGCTACAACGGAACGGTCGCGGTCAACGTCGAAAGCGTTGCTGGTGCGCTTCGTTTCGCGACGCGCCCGAAGGACAAGACCATCAGACAAGATCCACTTGGCGCTAGCTCAGGAGCTGTTGGAAATTTCGGCAGTGCAGATTGGGCGTTATGTTCGAAAGACGCTGAGCAGCGATACCTGACACTTTCCGACTACGCTCGCACGCTGGTCGGCGCCATGAAGGACGCCCCCGGTGCTTGGTGACGTCAGGGCGGAGAAAAACTACCCCGCCCACCCTCCGCGACGCTGATTGCCGTCCTAGAATTCAACGTAGGTTCCAGCGTCTCATTGCGGCAGCCCCTTCTGGAGCTGATCGAGCTCCTGCTGATTTCGCGCGAGATCTGCTTCGAGCGACTTGTTCGCTTCCCATCGTCCACCCGTCTTGACGCAGTCAACCATCTGCTTGTCGACGAGCCTCGCAATGTAGTGGTGCATCGCCACATGCTTCTGATAGCAGGTGGCCAGAGCCACTTTACCAAGAGACGCACAGGATTGATTCAACGGTGTCGCCTTTTCGGCGAATTTTGCGATTGCCTCTGCTGGTACGTGAGGAGCAAAGTCCATGCACATAAGCAGCGTGGAATCCACGAACGCAGCGACACTCCGCGGTCCACCTGTTGCTTCGTTAGCAGAGCCTACCGACGGTGCCGACCCGCTGACTGCCGAAGCTTTGGGTGAGGCAGCAGAGCTCGCTGGCGCGCCGGTCTCGCGTCCCGAGGACTTCCCGCAAGCAACCGCGCACGCGAGCACTGGCAATAGCCATGCCTTCATAGTCATTGGAACTTCCAGAAAAAGCCGAGCGTGAAATCTCCCTCTTCCTCCCTCGCGACGTCAATGGCGAAACGTTGATTGCGCGTCGTGGGCGTCCCCTGCGAGCCGATGCTCAGCCCCTTTGCCACCTTTGAGTGCCTCTTCAACCCGGTTCCCGCCACGGTTTCACTCTCGGCGTACGCGACGAGCATGGCCGGCTGTACCTCACCGAGCGTGAGCCGTACGGCTTCGTCGAGCACCCTGACACGCGCGAGCACGTCGTGGTGCAGGGCGACACCCTGTTTCACCTCGCGGGCCGCTATTTTGCGCCTTTGCCCCGCGCTTGCGGCTTTTGGTGGGTGATTGCGGACTTCCAACCCGATCCCATCATCGATCCGACGCTTGAGCTCGAGGTTGGTCGGAGGCTCTTCATTCCCTCACTGCGCGTCCTCACCGACGTGATCCAGGGCGAGGAGCGCCGGAGGTACGTCTCGTGACCGGTCGGCGCGAGGCACCAGGCGTGAGAATCACGCTTCTCTCGAACGAGCGCGCTCCGAGCGGCGAGCGGCTCGATCTCGACGGCCGCATTCTCGGCTTCTCGTTCGAGGACTCGGTCAAGAAGGCCGACAAGGTCACGCTGCAGCTCGACAACTTCGACTTGAGCCTCTTCGAGCGTTCCGAGCTGGTGAGCGGCGCCATCGTCGAAGTCTGCTGGGGCTACCCCGGAAACATGTCTGCGCCGAGGCGCGTCGTGCTCAAGAAGTTCAAGGGGTTCGAGGTGCTGAGCTTCGAGGGACAGGCAACCAGCGTTCTGCTCAACCAACAGGCGCGAACCCGAGCGTGGAAGGGCAAGACGCGAAGCGACGTCGCGCGCGCCATCGCCGCGGAGCATGGTTTCACTGACCCAACGCTCGACATCGAAGAGACCCTCGTGCCCCTCGACACCATCAATCAGGTCGGGGAGACCGACGCGCGGTTCCTCAAGCGCCTGGCTGCGCGAGATGCCTTCGACTTCTTCGTCGACGACCGGGGTTTTCACTGGCGGTCGCGCGATCCATCGACGCCGCCGACACACGTACTCACGTGGTTCTCGGACCCAGGGCGCGGAGACATCCTCTCCATTTCCGTTGAGTCTGACTTGACCCGCCGTGTCGGACGAGTGGACGTGAAAGGGCGCGACCCACTCACAAAGTCGAATCTGTCCTCGAGCTCGGCAAACAGCAACGTGGACCGACCGACCCTCGGCACCGTGGTCGAAGTAGTCGATCCGCGCACCGGTAGCACCTCGCTTCAACAGCGAAACGCGACCGCCACCATACAACCAAGCGCTGGCGCTGACGCGGCAAGCGCCGAGCGAGAGTCCGCCGCGCGCTTCCGCAAAGCAGAGCGGGACACCCTCAAGCTCTCCGTGCAGGTGGTTGGCGATCCAAGCCTCCGGGCGAAAACCGTCATTGAACTTCGCGGGATATCGTCGCTATTGAGCGGAAAGTACTACGTGACGGAGGCCAAACACGCGATCTCATCCTCGGGGTACGTAGTCGATCTGAAACTGACGCGCGACGCAGGTGGACCGCGTGGCGCGGCCGCTGCTGCCAATGCGGGGCAAGCGCAGTCGGGTCAGCCCAATCGCAACGAAGCCGCCACCGGCGGCGCGTTAACCCCCGTCGAGGTCATCGATCACCGGACGGGTACGGCACGGGTCGAGTATCGGCGCAACGGTCAATCCATTGGCTCGAGCGATCCGGAAGCTCGCGTCATCAAACCGCTTTGAGGGGACCTCGATGAGCCAATTCGACGACGACACCGATTCCGACGACACCCGGCTCTTCGGTCTCTACATGGGCTACGTCACTGACCGTCGCGATCCCGAGCGACTGGGGCGCGTTCGGGTATGCGTCCCTGGGGTGCTCGAGCCAGAGAGCGCGTGGGCTTGGCCGCTCGGCACCGGGGGCGGAGGAAGCAAGGACAACGGACTTTTCAACGTGCCCGAGGTGGGCGCCGAGGTTGGTGTCTTCTTCGACCAAGGAAGCATCGAACGCCCCCACTACCTTTCCGCCCATTGGGGCAAGCCTGGCGGGCGAAGTGAGCTACCCGAAGAAGCGCAACGCGACCCACCCGACAATCGAGTGCTCTCAACCAGGACGTTCCGCATTGTGCTCGATGAGACCGAAGGCTCACGCAGACTCCGCCTGACCAACAAGAAAACAGGCGACCACCTGGAGTTCGACGCCGAAGCCAACGCCATCACCCTCGAATCCACGACCGCCATCACGCTTCGGGCCGTGGGCGCCATCTCGCTCGAAGCCACTCAAATCACGATTGCCGGCCGCGTCGTGCGGCCGATTGTCGATCCCATTTAGGCGAGGTCGTCGTGCAGCTGCCGATTTGCATCGAAATCCCACCCCTCGAAGACCCGTTCAAGCTGACGCTTCCCGGTGGCATCGAGATTGAGCGCGTCGATTTGCTCGAAATTGTGCAGCCGGCGCTCGCTCCGCTGATGCCCATCTTCCGCATCGTGGACACCATCGTCGCGCTATTCAATTGCCTGAAGGCCATCCCCGATGCCCTCGGACCACCTCCCGACCCCTCGGCACTGGCTGCGTGCCTCCCCGAACTCGCGAAGAAAATCTCCGAGCTGCTTCATCTCATGCCGCAGCTGTCCCTGCCGTACCTCGTCCGCGAACTCATCGGCCTCGTCATTGACGCCTTGAGCAAAACACGCATCGCACTCGTGCATCTTCAGGCGCAGATGCAGCAAATCTTAAAAGCGGTGGACCGCGCCACGGAACTTGGCGACGCCGGGCTGATGGCCATCACGGTCTGTGCGCAGACGAACGTCGCGCAAGAGGCAGCCAATCTAGGCAAAATGCTCGCGAGCCTCGGCAAGATGATTGGCATCCTGAATCTCTTCCTTGGCATGCTCGGATTGCCCGAAGTCCCAAACCTGTCGCGCCTCGCGGGTCAACCCCTCGATACCGTCATCGAGCCCATCAATGCGCTCATCCACACTTTCGAGCGTGCGCAACGGGCGGTGCCGCTTCCATGAGTCTGACCCTTCGCAATCTGCTCATCCCGTTTCGACGCGACAAGAAGCGCGACTTCGCGGTCGGAACGGCAGAAGCCTTGCTCGCCTCCAAGGTGCGGCAAGCGCTCTTGACCGAAGGCGATACGCCGCGGTCCTCGGGCGAGCTTCCCTGGCGGACGGCATTCGGAGCAGCGCTGGGGCTGCTTCGTCACCGAAGCAACGACGCGACGGTCCGAGAGCTCGCTCGGGTCTATGTCGAAGACGCGCTTCGGCGGTGGGTGCCGAACGCTTCCCTCATTGAATTCAGCGTTCAGCAAAATGACTCACAAGCGTTTCTCATCGTAAGAGTGACGGACCGACACTCGACCGTAGCGGTCAACGTTCCGCTCGGCAGCTGACGCTCGGCGGCGCCAGGGGGAATGGCCGGAGCCCCCCTGTATGCCGCTCAAGCTCCCAAAGCGCGTTTGGGCGGCTTGCTTCACTGCAGATCGAACTTGATCCTTCGCAATACGTAGTCACGTTGCTTGCCGGCCTCGGCATGAAAGAGGAGCCATGCAGGGTCGCTTGCGTACTTGAATTGTAGGGCCGCAAATTCGCTCGCCGTGGTGTACCTGTCCCAGTCGACATTGCTGCCGTGCAAAGCCTGATTGCGCCACGCAAGCTTGTCATAGTGCCCCGAACTGAAGTAGCTCGGAAAGGTCTCAGTCCAAATCGTGGGTGAATTCTGACAATCAGAAAGGCACTTGCGAATCTGCGCCTGTGGCATTGGGTTTGCCGGTGAGCCCACCTTCATGAGCCGAGAGAAGATCTCCTCTGCGGCCGCGAGAAACTCTTCGGTATTGTTGCGGGGTGACAACGATGTGGATGATGCGCGCCGATATCGCCATTGCAGGTGGCCCACGTCGGGCATTACTCCCGCTTCTGCATGGCCGATATCGGGCAAAATGTCCAACGCGGCCCTTTCGAAGAAGCCGAGCGGCTGCCACTCTCCGTCTTCGAACCGGGCTCGATCCTGAATATCGTTGTCATGAGCACTGTGGCGACCAGAAAATCCCTGGTGCGCCCAGGTATCCGCAAATGAGTGCAGAGCAATACCCGTGCGTATCAGCGCGCGTTTTCTGTCCAAGCTACCGATGGAGGCACTGCCCAATTGCGTCAGTGCGTTGTCGAGCAAGTCCGAAGCGATCTTTCCATTTGGCCTGACACAGTAGTCGTAGGCGCCGCTTCCTACGTACTCATCTCCGGGAACGAAGTGAAATGCGATGTAGATCAGACGCTGTACATCCTGGTTTCCGCACGTGAGGTACTGTAGACCGGAATGTGCGGTACAGACCGGCTCAAAGCGACCACCGATGTGCTGTTCTTCGGCCTCTGGCGGCGCGTTCTGGATAGCGATTGGTTTATGTTCAGTGGCGTCGTCGACGTACTGCGAAGCATACGCAATCGTTTCGGCTTCGTCGGGCGAGAACCCAGCCTCTCGAGCCAGCGCCTTAATGCAATAGTAATGAAACAGTATGTTCATCCCCGTCTCCGTGCGATTGCCAGAACTCAGCACGTCTGCGAACCGCTCAAGTTCAATACAACACCAAGGATTCGTCTCGACAGTGGTTTCGAGGGGAGTGCTCCTCACGCGCCATCAGTTGCGTCTACTGGCGCGATGCTCGCTTGGGATTTCCGTTGGGAGTGACTGCACTTCTGACTGCGTCAACAAGCAGAGTCGATTGGAGCCTCACATCAACGCTGGACGCCGGACAAGAAGACATGAACTTTGGAGCAAGCCGTCCGCCGACCGCGCGATCGTAAGGCACGCAGTTCGAGCTGCCGATATTGGTCTACCCGCAGACGTCCGGACCCAAGTGTTGGCCTATGAATTGGCTCAACACGGCCAAGCGACTCGTCGCGACGCAGCAGACCACTGTCATGCCCGACTCGGAAGACCGACCACCGTCCTCACGATGTTGGGATAGCAGGTGCCCTTTCGGATACGCCTGTCCCCTGCCGGGCAGGCCAGGGTGCCTTTGCCACCTTGAGGCATCCGCGTGGCCATCCTTCCCCCATCGCTCGACTACACGGACCGGGATTTCGATTCCCTTCGGTCGAGGCTCATCGAGCTCTTGAAGAGCGTCTTTCCGGAGTGGAGCGATTTCGACGTGGCGAGCTTCGGCAACCTGATGCTCGAGATGTTCGCGTTCGTGGGGGACGTGCTCACGTTCTACCAAGACAACCTGGCGCGTGAGTCGAGGCTCGTGACGGCCACGCAGCGTCGCAATGTCATCGCGCTTGCGCGAATGCTGGGGTACCGACTCCGCGGGGCACGGGCTGCCACCGCCGAAGTGGAGTTGGTCCTTTCAGACATGCCGACCGCACCCGTTAGCATTCCTGCCGGCACGGTGGTCCGCACCGAAGAGGTCACCGAGCCCGTGCGCTTTCAGTTGCTGTCGTCGGTTATCATCCCGCCGGGTGTCTTGCCGCCTCAGGCGGTTGGGATAGCCGAGCACTCGGTGAGTCATCAGCAGTTTTTCGACGCGAAGGGGCGCGCCGATTTCGAGATTTACCTCGACCACACGCCGTACCTGGATGACTCGGCAATCGTGTCGACGCCCCAGGGCGCCTTCACCCAAGTGCAGTCCTTTCTCGATTCCGGTCCCAACGACCGACACTTCCAGGTCACGGTCGACCAAAACGATCGCGCTCGCGTGAAGTTCGGAAACGGCGTCAGCGGCCTACAACCAAGCGGTACCGTCACCGTCGGATACAAGACCGGCGGAGGCCGAGAAGGCAACGTGGACGCGGGGCGCATTGTGGTGGTCGAGGGCGTCTTTGCGGACAGTTTTGGCCGTCCCGTGCAGGTTTCAGCACGCAACCGAAAGCCCGCCAGTGGCGGCACCGATCGGCAGTCGCTTGCGTCAGCCAAGCTGCTCGCGCCCGAAAGCCTCCGGGCACTGACGCGCACGGTCTGCCGGGAGGATTTCGAAATCAACGCGCGTCGGCTACCGAGCGTCGCCCGCGCGCTGATGCTCACGTCCAATGAGGACAACAGCATCGCAGAGAACGCCGGCATCTTGTACGTGATCCCACAAGGCGGTGGGCTTCCGACACCGGCCTTGAAGAATCTCGTACATCGACAGGTGACCGAGGTTTATCCGTGCACGTTGACCTTTCAGGTGAGTGTTCAAGACCCGATCTACAAGGTCATCGACATCGCCGTGCGGGTGTTCTTTCGCCAAGGAGAGTCGCCCCAGGCGGTACGCGATCAGATCCGGAAGAATCTCGCGACCCACTTTCGCATCAGCGCGCCCGACGGGACTCCGAATCCGCTCGTCGACTTTGGCTTCAACGTCAAAGACGCAAGCGGCAACCCCGCGGGCGAAGTCACTTGGTCGGATGTGTTCAACGTGATCCGAGACACCCCGGGAGTGCGTAAGATTGGCGACTCGCGCCTCGATCTCACTCTCTGTGGACTGCCTGCCGACGTGAAGCTCGGACTTCGAGAATTCCCCTTCTTGGGCCAGATCACCATTCGCAACGGCGACAGCGGGGAGTTGGTCTAGTGGCGCTACTCAATCCGAACTTCGCCGAAGAAGGCGCACGACCAGGACTCGCCGCGCATTGGGCGCTCGAGACGTCGACCGCGCTCGAGGAAATCGCCGGCTTCGACGCTTCTCCCGAAACGGCCTGGGAGGGGTTCGAGCGCTGGCATGCGTTCATGGGAGACTTCGACACGCTTTCCAAGGTGCGAGCCTTCTTTGCACGGGCAACCGTCGGCTACGAGTCCTTCGATGGCGGGTGGAACAACGGCGTGTTCGTCGCAACGTTCAGCGAGGCCCAGCTCGAGCTCGCGACCTTGAGCCCCACGGGCGCGGAAAGCTTCGACGCCGGTTGGTCGAACGGTGCATTCCTCAACGACTGGAGCGCGGTCGCGAGCATCCACGGCGCGTTCGATGGGCAGCCCGTCGAGGACTTCGAGGACGGCTGGCGCGGCAACGAAGGTTACTTCCGCGACTGGTCCTCGGTGCACTCGAGCCCGGCCCGCTTCGACGGCAACGCAGCCGAAACCGAAACCTTTGGCGGCGCGTGGACAGCCATCACTCACATCTAGGAAGTCCCCATGAGTGAAGCCGATTGGTCCTATCTCAACGACGGTCTCGATGTCGCCGCGGTCGATCGCGGAGTCACCGCGGGCGTGCCGCGCCCTCCGGGCGGCGGCAGTTTCGTATTCGGGTTCAACTCCCTCGCGGCCGTGACCGGCGCGGTTGCGCTCTTCGCGAACCTCCCGAACTTCGCCCCCATGGGCAAAGGAGCCTCCATTCGTGGGTGCCTGCAGCGCGGTTCGGGAGGGGGCGCGACCGGGTTTTCACCCTTGCTATTCCTCAGCTGCCAAGGCACCTCCGTGAATGACAGCGCGTACCTTTTGGGGCTTTCCGACGATGACCCACACCGCGTCGTGCTGCGCAAAGGCGCCGTCGCCGCTGGCCTTCCCGACGAAGACGGCAGCGGCGTGCTGCTCAAGTCCGCGGCAAGCTTTGCCCAAAGCACGTGGCTTCACCTGCGGCTCGACGTCATCGTCAACACCAACGGCGATGTAGTGTTGCGGAGCTACTCGAGCGATCTGAATCTACACCCACTCGGCACGCTGCCGGATTGGCAACCCATCGCGGGCATGGCGGAGTTCATTGATGACCAGCTCGGTATCAATTCCGGTAGCCAACCCCTCACCTCGGGCCGCGGTGGATTCGGCTTTGCCGTCCGCGACGTCACGCGCCGGGCTTACTTCGACCATCTCGAACTGTACCGCCAGATCTGATCCATGGCCCTTACGGCGTTCACGTCCCGATTGGGCATCAGCCAAGGTCGCATCCGGCAAGCCGATGACGTCGCCGACGGATATGCCTTCATCCTCGGAGACGCCGAACCCGGGCATTTCGCCGAGCTACAGCCGGGCGACTACGTGCAGGTGTCGCAGAACACCGATCTGACGGACGTAGGGCTCGTGCGGGTGCGTTTTGCGCTGCGGGTGCCGAAGAGCACTCCACCGGGCTTTGCGTGGAACGCATGTCTCCTCATCGACCACGGGCGCGCCGCGGCCACCTCGGCTGCGCCGGGACGAGAGCGCGTGAGCTCGGAGCTTTGCGCCAATGTCTCGAAGCTCACCGGAATGCACGAAGTCAGCGTGCGGCTCGAACTCGTCCACCGGTAGTCGCCCATGCCAACGCTCGAGCTCCCCAGCCTCACGCTCTACGCCGTCGCCGCAGAGGCATCGACCGCACACCTGGTTCTCATCAACCGCAGCCCCGGTCCGGGGGAGGCGCAAGTACCGGTCGATTCGACCATCGAGCTTGAGTTGGTAGATCTCGGGACCGCGGGCGTCGCGCGTAGCCAGACGCGCGTGTTCGTCGGGGACGCGCTTGCCTTCGAAGGCGGTGGCGCGCCGGAGGTTCGTGCGGGCTTCGACGGACCGCGCGCGTCCGTTACCCAGGGTGCCGACCACCTGCGCATCGTGCTCGACCCAACCGTGCCGCTTGCGAGCCTCGCCATCGTATCGGTCCGCGTCGTGTCGGCCACAATGGACGGCCAGACGCTCGACGAGACCTATTCCTTCGAGATCGAGGACCGCATTGCGCCCCGGCTCGTCGCCGCGACCGCCACCAGCCCACGAACCGTTCGGATGGGATTCGACGAGGCCGTGCTCTTGCCGGAGGGCGCGAGCTTCGCGTTCCGCCCCCTGGGCGCCCCTGCCGTGCCCGTCGTGGCCGCCTCCGCGGCCTCAGACGACGCCGTGGTCACCCTGACCCTCGACACCGAGATGACCCCCGACGTCGCCTACGAGGCCGTCGCCATGGGCGTCACCGACCGCTTCGGCAACGCCGTCATGCCCCCGTTCGACCGCGCCGTCTTCGCCGGCTTTCGGCCCGCCATGCCGCCCACGCGCCGCTTTGACCTCTGGAGCATGCTCCCGAAGCACAACCGGCGCGATGACGTGACGGGCGATCTCAAGCGTTTCATTGCCTGCCTGCAGGAGATCGTCGATCTGCTTCTCGTCGATGTCGATCGCTGGCCGGACATTTTTGACTTCGAGCGCGCCCCCGAAGCGTTCCTCGACTGCATCCTCGCCGATCTCGGCAATCCCTTTCCCTTCGAGCTAAACACCCTCGGCCGGCGGCGGCTCGCCGCCATCCTCGTCGAGATGTATCGGCAGAAGGGCACTGCCAAGGGGATTCAGAACGCGGTGCGGTTCTTCCTCGGCATTGAAATCTCCGCCATCCTGCCCTTGAACGCCGACAGCCTGGTGCTCGGAGTCTCGCTGCTCGGCGTGGACTGGGTGCTCGCTCCATCCGATCGGTTTGCCCGCTACGCCTTCGACGTCGAGGTCGCTCGAGTGCTCACGGCAAGCGAGCGCTCGAAGCTCCGCGCCATCGTCGACTACCTCAGGCCGGCACACACCCACTTCGTGAACCTCGTCGAGCCAACCGCCCTCGTGACGTCCGAGTTCTGGGACTTGGGCGTCAGCGAACTCGGGGTGACCACGCAATTGCACTAGGGCGTCCCCTAACAGCGGGGCGCGAGGCCCTTTGCCACCTCTGAGCGTCTCACGTCGGCGCCGCAACAATCGCATGGCCGCCCGCCTCGACTACTTCTTCCGACAACGAGTCACCGAAGCCGAGCTCGATCTCGGCTTCGAGCTGCTCGAGCAAGCCGACCGAAACCTGGCCGCAGACATTGGTCTTCACGGCGTGGTGAGCGGAGCGGTGCCATCACCGCATTCCCCAGTTGCCGACTTGAGCATCGACTTGACCGCTCCGGGGCGCGCCTACGACCACCTCGGGCAACGGATCTTCTTCGGCACCGGACAGACCGTGGACTGCTCAGTCGATCTATCGGGGATCCCAACGGAGGTTGGATCGGCCGGAAACGAACGCTGGATGGGCGTCTTTCTGCGCTTTCGACGCTTGCTCTCGGATGTGCGCACCGACGGCAACTCCCAGCAGGTGTACTTTCGGCGAGACGAATCCTTTGACGTAGTGGTGCGCCAGGCTGCCCAAGGCCCGATCGGCTCGGCACAAAAGCCGGCACTGGTCGAAGATGAGCTCCTGGTGTGCGACGTGCTTCGGCGCGCAGGACAGACCCAAATCCTGGCGAGCGACATCGACACCTCGCGACGCCAAGCCTTCATCTTCGCCCAGGCAAACTCCATTGCGCTAGAAATCGCGCGCTGGTCGGTGCTGCGCCCCGCAGCAGCAACCGCGCAGGCCGCACTCGACGAAACGGACGCGGAGCTTGCGGCCCACTTCTCGGGCGCCGGACGCCGACACCCGGGAACGGCCATCGACGTGGCGCCGCGTGGGTTCGTGACGTCGAACACCGTGCAGGCGGCACTTCACGAGCTTATCGACAAGCTCACCTCGACCGCGATGAACGACTCGGGCGCGAGCCGCATCGGCGTCGATGGGCTCGTCGGTAACCCCAATCTCATCGCCGCCGGCACGCTTCGCTCGCAGCTGCTCGCGCTGCTCGATCTCATCAACGGTCACGTCGCCAATCCGAACGGTGCCCACGACGCTCGCGCCATCTCGGCGCAGCCCTTCGATTACGTTTCCGCGACGAACGTCCAAGCGCAGCTGAGCGAAGTCGTCGCCGATTTAAGGTCAACCGCGCCCAATGACTGCGGTTCCGATCGGGTGGGTGTTCAGGCCGTGTCCGGCGCGTCGTTCTCCGTAGGACCGGCTTCGCTCACGGGGGCCTTCATCGGACTCATCCTCGCACTCGAGCGGCACACGTTGTTTGGCGCCCCAGCACATCCCTCGCGGGCCATTCTGCTCGACGACAACGCCGATCGATACGCCGGGAACACCGTCGCGGACGCCCTCCAGGAAGCAGGCTCAGCATTCGAAGGAGACCACTTCCGCGCCAACGAACCGAACCCGGGACAACACCGCACCATTCACCAACCCGTCCTCGGTGGCGGACGAGTCCTCATCTGGGAATCGGCGGGGCAGGACACGGCCCGATCGCACCTCCGGGTCTACCTGGACGAGGACGGCGTGTGGTTCGTGTTCAACGCCGCTTGGGATGGCTCGGGCTGGCAGAAGCAAAGCCTATCCATCCCTGCTGGCGGCATGCGGATTTGGGGCGCGGGCATCGAGACCTTCCACGAGAACAGCTCGAACGCCTCATTTCTCGGCTGGACCAACACGCTTCGCGTCGCACTCGACAACCCAACCAGCAATTCGGGATTCGAGTCTCGAGGTGTGATCCGCGAAGTTGGCCGATGCGGCAGTCGCATCCGCAACGCCGAAGCGGGCCAACGCACCCTTGTCACCGGACATGGCGTGACCTTTCGAACTCGCTTCGCCTCCCCGCCGTCGTCGGTGACGCTCACGCCGCTCTACGTCTCACCCAACACGCCGACGGCCACCGCGGACGCCATCACCGTCGATGGCTTTGCGTTTTGGATGAGCGCCAACGTTGCCACCAACGCCACCGCGCTTTGGGTCGGCACCTACACCGCGATTGCATAACCATGCCCATCACCAAACTCGACACGCATTCGTTATCTGTCTTTTGCGCCAATTGTGGCGCCGAGCGTGCGCTCGACGCCAGCGAAGTCACCTTCGATGCCGGCGAAACGGGGCTTTGCGAAGCCCTGCGTTTGCCGCCCTGCCGCGCCTGCAGTTCCGTCGAGCTCCTGCTGCCCTCGAGCCCAGGCGCGCCCGAGCGACCCGACCAAGGCTGCTACGGCCACCTGCATCAGCTCCTCGTGAACGAGGTACGCAACCGGATGAAGCATGACTCGTCCGATTCGACCGCTTCAACGAATGCGGAACTCATGCGTTGGTTCCCGGACGGCCTCGTTCTCGCAGTCCCGAGTGACTTCTCGTCGCAATTGGCTCCTCCACCGAAGGTCCCCTCACCGTGAACGAACTCAATCAAGTAGCGTCCTGGCTCGAGGCCACGAGTCCCTACGGCATCGTCGCCGTGCTCGGCTGGGCCTTTTGGCGAATCAACGAAAAGAAAGACGCCGCGCTTCGTGAACTCTACGCCGAAGTCGCTGCGCTCAGTCGCGCCCAAACCGAGGCTGTGACGAAGGTCGAATCCGCCCTTCTCGCTCTGAAAGACGCCATCACCGAACTCAAACCCGAGGCCCACGCAGGCCGTTACTCGAGACCGGACAACTAATGGCAAAAGGCACTCCCCCGACCCGACAATACCCCAACGAGAAGGCGCTTCGGCGCACCGCTGTCAACATTGCCCGCTTCGCCTGCGACGGAGACCACGGTCGCGTGCTTGGTGATCCGGTCTTTGACATGGTGACCGAGGGACGCGCTAAGTTCCGAAGGTACAGCGCCTGCGGCGACTTTTATGCGCTAACGGGCGTTATGCACTAAGACGCATAACGACTTGGCTCAGTACCTTTTGGCGCAGCTCGGCGTTGCCGACGAAAGTCTCGTCAATCGCGACAGCGACGGCGGGTGCGAGGCATGGCGCACGGGCAAGAATCTGTCCCGTATCGTGTACCAAAGCGGAAGCGCCTTCGTGTGGACGAAGCCTAATCTGCAACCAAAGCCCGGTGACATCTTGTACGTGGCGATGCCGGAACACGTGTGCGTGCTCGAACATCTCGACGAGCCTGCCCGAACCCTCTCCGTGTTTGAATACGGGCAATGGGATAGCAAGACGAACAAGCCCTCCGGAAAGCGCAGCGTGCTCAAGTTCGGCGTGAGCGCAAAGGAGCTCAAGGTGGGCCAGCGGGTGCTGCGTGGCTGGCTCGATATCGCACGAATTCCAGGGTTGTTGCACCCGCCTGGCGATGACCGAATTGCGTGAATTCGACTTGATAGGTCGCGTCACAAAAGCATGTATGTGCATCGCAACACGGGACACCGTCCCGAATCCCGGAGACACACCATGAAGGTTCAAGAGCTCATCGACATCCTCTCGGAGCAAGACCCAGAAGCCGAAGTCTTGCTCATGACACAACGTCACTACCCTTTCGAAAACACGCTCTACGGGGTCACCTCCCGGGCGGAGCTTAATGGGAATGATGAAGAGGACGAAGAGGAGGACACGTCCCCGGGCGGCGACCATCGCCCAAAGGCGACGGATGTGTTCCTGGTTGAAGGCACGCAGCTCCGCTACGGCAACGCGGACGCTTGGGGGTGCGCCGTCCGCTAGTCGAAGCTCTACATTGCCCCTGCCCACCGGAACGAATCCTCGTTTCCGGCTTGGGCTCGTGGTTGTGGGGAAATCAACGTGCGAATCGGCACCTTTACTCACCCCTCGCATCGCGTTCGATACTGCACAATTCGACTTGATGGGTCGCGAAGTCAGAGCCTGTATGTGACGCATGAAAAGCAAGCCGGTCATTAACACCACGCTCGAGTTGATCGCCAAACGCTGCCTCGGTGTGGACACGCTCGAAACGCGCAAGTCCGACGCGCTCGAGTTTCGCGAAAACGGGATCTGGCAAATCAGCGACGCCCTCGAAGCGGCGTTCGCCGCAGGCTTCGCGGCAGCGGGCGGCGGCTCAAACGCCTCGAAGGCGGCAAGGAGGTCCCGATGAGTGCGCTCACCCGCCAGGCCATCCATACCCTCGAGTCTCTACGCCTGCCGGCCCTTCAGGCCCGTTACCAAGAGGTCATTGGAAGCCCCACGCGTTGCCCCAATCGAGGCTTCCTGGTGCGCAAGATTGCCGAGGCGCTCGCGGTTAGGGATACCGAGCGCGATGCTCCTACCCCGCCTTCGCCAGAGCCAGCCGAGCCACCCGGCATTGCCCCATCAACCGACGATTCCGACACCATGGGGGCGATCGAGCAGCACACCGAAGCCGACTCGCCGAGCACACCGGAGCCAACCGCACCGGAGCCAACCGAAACCGACGCACCGAACGCGCCGGAGCCGAGCGCACTACCCAAGCCTCCACGCGGCCGCTTCCGCGGTATGACCGTCGAGGAGCTGCAGCACCGGCACGTCGAAATCGTTGGGCGCCCCAGCGGCTCGGAAAACAAGGGCTATCTCGTCTGGAAGATCCGGGAAGCGGAGAAGGGACACGTGCCGCTTGGCAAGCTCAACGGTCGCGGAAGTCGCGGCGAGCCCGCATGTGTAAAGGTACTGCCGCTACGCCTCGAGTCCGCCACCATCGCGCGGCTCGACGAAACGTGGCGCAAACACGGCATCAAGAACCGCACGGCCTTCCTGCGGAGCGCCATCGAACACTACGCGGAATATCTCGACCATTCCGCACACGCTGCATCTGCCAGCGAATAGCGCCAGCGCGCAGCTGCACCCAGCACTTTTTGCTGCCTGCCCTGATTCACTTGTCAGCCCAGATGTCCGCACGATTGCGCGAATGCACGATCACCCCTGATTCAGATGTCCGACCGCTTAAAAACGTGCCCGTCGGCACGGCCTGATGTGGCTGGATTATTGAGCGTCGTTTTCCTCGATGTCAGGCACACCACACGCATGACGGAGTGGTCATGAACGCAACGATGAACCTGGTCCGAGCGCTCGCAACCCTCACCGCCGAGATTACGAAGTCAGCCTCCGGATCGTTGACGCCGACCCTGCGGGTCGCCCTTCCGAAGAACGCCAACTTCCGACATTGCAAAGCGCTTCTTCACAGCCTGGCCGCAGAGCTCGAGCTTGCGATCCCCTCGAACGAGAAGTGGTGCGTCACGGTAAACCAATCAAGCGATTACCGCGGCAATATCGAGCACAACGCAAGAGGCCGAGCGAGCTATGGCGACCCTCAAGACCCTGCTCGGCGGGTAACTGCGATTGGCGGGGGGCTCCTCACGGGGCCTCCCGGCGAGCGCACAAGGAAGGCCGGACAACCTGGCAAGGCCGATCCAAGAAATTAGCGAAGGGTTCGGCTAGAGTCTCTGATCGATATACTCGCATCCGGCGGCAATTGGGCCCGCGCCTGTCGACCAAACTGAAACCTCGTCCATCGACGCGCGCAAGCTCTTGCACAATTCGTCGGACTGATTCCTCGGGGCGTGCATCATGCGAAGTTCCCAAGACGCCGAGCCATCAGCCGAGATCGTGGTGATGGCAGTAGCGCAGCTTCCGTAGGCAACGCTCGTCCATGTAGTCGCGTCCGTGCGCTTGAAGCGAAGCGTCTGTGAAAACTGCGAAAGATGACAGGACCGAGAAAGGACACGCCGAGCGTAGGCCTGAAGCGATTCACGTCGCTTCTGCGGTGAAGCTGCCTCACAGTTCACACCGGCCTTGGCTAATACCGTCGCCCCGGTCCCGGAGCACAGGTGGCGCAGCATGCCCACCACAGAGTCTGAAGAGGCTGCGGCTATTGCCCTTTCCAGCTCCGCCGCTTGTTCTGCGTTCGGTGGTGACACAGTCACCATAGTAATGGCACAGTCAAGATCCTCTCCACCCTTGGCAACTTCGTTGCAC